CTACCGCGTATCGTACGGATAGCCATATTGCGAGGGCTGTGTGGTGTTATGAACATAAAATTAAAGACTTAGGCCTTCTGTGTAGCGTGCGGCCTGACGTATTGCATTTTATTGTTACATCACCAAAATTGTCTTGGTAAGAAATTATAGTCCATTTATCTTTATCGCCACAAATCTTTACTATATCGCCAATAATAATATTGTTGTCGTTTCAGTCTTTCATGATCATTTGTATATCCCCACCATTAAACTGACTGCATGAACGGATAGACCTCTTCTGATGTCTGTGTAGTGTTATGCGAAGGTAGCCCATTTGCCATCACTGTATTTCACTGCAACCGTAGCGCCGCTGCTATCTTCGATCTCTAGTACTGTGCCGTGGAAGGCCTGCATACGTGACGCTTTACGTTTGGCATGTGTAAGGTCTTTTGCTTGGATCTTTTCAGCTTCACGAGTGCTGTTGATGTTTTGCTTTTCAGTAACGTAGTAAGTATTCATTTGACTATCTCCTTAGTTGATAAGTTAATATTACACGTTAATTATCGTTGTGTAAAGGTTTTTTTTGAAGAAATAGCCAAATCATTCGCAACTTTCTTAACCCGCTCCAACTCAGCAAATAGCTCAGCGTTTCTAGCGCGTAGGTATTCGTTTTCACGGATTAGGTTTTTTATCTCTGATACCATTTCTGTAGATGTAGTCCTTGATGGGCGTTCAAATATATGTATTTCTTCCTCTGCTTTCCTCAAAAGACTGCTTGTATTAGTCATATCGCGATCTCGTTTAACTAAGCTGTTTTGCCAGTTTGTAGCGTCGTTGCCTTCTGATACTATAGACTGAGCACCTTTGTAAGGAACAAACATATCTGATGCGCGTACAGGCTCGTACTCGTACTCACAAAGATCTCCATCTTCATCAACCGCTTGATAATTAGCCCAGTCGTTTATCCACGTAGTCATCACTCATCCTCCGGCACGTACTCAATATGTACGCCGTCCGCATCTATTGATACGGTTTTGATTGTTTTCACGTCTATGTTAGCCTCATCCTCAAGAATTTCATAAAGACGCCAAAACTGGATCGTAAAGTCTTCGTGCTTAATCCCCGCATACGGATCCACTACTACTCGCTTGTCTGTCATTTAGCCATCCTCTCCATTGCTTCGTCAACCTCTATAATTGCGATTAGTTTGTTCATTGTGTCGATATAGTATCCTGTAGTTACGATGTTGTCAATTGTTTCGACTAGCTCTGACTCAGGAACAGGGTTATTATTAAACCAACTGTCTAGCGATTCAGAATAAATACCACCAACCCAGTGCGCTACTTGTGCTCGTTTATACATTAGCCCTAATCCGTAGTCTCGGCTTTTTAAATAATCCTCCATAGTAAGCGACATAAACATTTTCTATTTCGCTATTTGCAAATATTACATTACCAATAACGGGATCTGATTCTATCCGTTTAGTGTGCCGATATGATATGAAATCCAGAATATACCACCCTCCACGCAGCCGCCTATACCATTCGTAGTTATGTAGGTTCATCTAATGTTTATCCTCTTCATCTAATATATCCCTAGCCATAGAGATATATTTATCTTCAAGCTCGTATTCTCCAAAACCGAAATCAACACCGATATGAGCTACAGCTTTAATTATTTCCATCATCTTTTCTATATCTTTGTTTTTCATTCCAACACCTCTCTCACCACAAAAACCTATGGTCGCCTATTTTAATGCTATTGTCAAATGCTTTAGCCCATTTTGGACTAGCTTTATCTGGATTGTAATAGTGCATAGACAAGTGCATATCATCAAAACCGCCTGAAACAGCCTGTATTGCGATTCTAGCGGCTAATTCTTTGGCAATGCTATCTATCGAGTTTGCACTGTTTAGCTTATCTAGCCGCTCACGCTCAGTCATAAGCGTATAACTGAACTGGTACGGCTGATTTACTACTTCACAGATTGTATTGGGATATCCTGCACTGCCTACACGGTTCATTACCGTAACAGCCACAGCAACCTGACCTGATATAGGCTGATCACGAGATTCGAACCATATAGCCTCGGCCAAACAAGCCGTTTGATGCGCGTCAACAGGTGAGCCGTAACCGACCGCTAGAGATAGTATTAGTGTTGTTAGTGTCATTACGAAACCCTCGCTACCAGCCATTTAAATACCACGAAACTCTCATCAGGATAAGCATCGCTAGTAATATCAATATACAACCATCCGCATTTATTAACGTAGTAGTCACCGACTAAGAATTTTACTTTATCGCCTTTTTTGTAGTCTGTCATTTCACTAGCTCCCAGTTATTTAAGAATGATTCGTGAAACCAATCCATATAACCGTTCCCAAAATCAACAAGAACCTTATTGTATTCATTGTCCTTTTGCGTTACGTTTATTTTTGCTCCTTTTAATAGTCCAAAAGAAGTTATTCCAGTAATCACTCTAATATCTTTATTCAGAATGTATGTCATATTACTACTCATCCCCGTATGTATTCAATTTAAACTCTGATTCATTGCGTTCTAATATTCCATCAATATAAACGCCAACGTACCATTTAATATTATTAATAATAGTTTCTTCGTATTCTTTTATTAATTCTAATTGCTTGTCATCATCGTTTCTATTAATTAACAACCCTTCGTTTAGTTTTAATAAATCCTCATAACCATAATGCTCAATAATATAATCTAGATTTACATTATTAACAGTTTGGCCATTTAAAATATCTTTTACTATATCGTTAATTGCGTTTTCTTTGTTAAACATATTAGCACCAGTTGTATTTAGATTTATTATTTAATTCTTGTCGTTTAATTCGATTAATATAATTAGTATTATGCTCGTTATTAAATGGTTTTGATTTTGAATTTATATTAAACTTATATTCCTTTCCATTCAAATAAAACCATTCGTATTTAAATGATAGTTTATCTTCGTCAATTCTCCACACATTGTCTTTTAACTTGAACTCTTTATTGAACAGTATATATGTGACAAAAAATGTAGCAACTGATAGAAAAACGCATAATAGAAGAGTAAATAATTTTATATAATCCATATAATCACCGTATATTATTTATTCGTTTAATATAATCGTTGTTGTGCTCGTTGTCAACAGTTATTCATCCCAATCACTCATGCCATTCTCACGACACATAAACAACGCGATCAACGGAACCAAACCGCAAAACACTAGCGGAATGATAGCGCCCCATATGCCAAAAAACATTAGTCCGTTTGTGATTGGTTCGAAAAAAATTAGTAGAATGATGATGAGCGCACCTAGCAAGTATTGAATGTTCATTTGGTTGATCTCCATTTGTTAGTTGTTGATTTCCGGTATAGGCATCCAGTGAGTAATTTCACCAAAAGAGAAATATTGATAAGTGCTTCCTGTATGGCAAATTCTTTTCCATCCTCCATCAAACCACGCATTTTTAATCTCAATAGAACCGCATTCATTTAAAACAAATCTAACTAAAACCTCAGTACCGTCTTTTGGAGCTGTATCTATCGGCCTAAATCCTCCACATAATAATGCGCTCAAATCTGACTCGCAATTATTCGATTCGCTCATATTTTCTCTCCAGTTATCTTATGATTAGTTGTTGAGTGGTAGCTTACACGCTTGATAACCGAGTGTCAAGCATTAAATTCCTAACGTTTTGTCGCAATCCTAACGCTTTTTTACAAAATGTAATAGTAAATGTTAGAGTAAGAATTCAGTGTTCATGGGGTCTAGACACTATACTATTACATTATTACATTAAATAATATATATATATATATAAATAGATACATATCTATCTTATCCTATCTTCTCTTTTATATCTCTATATATATCTATTACTCGCACGAAAAAACGTAAAAGCGTTAGGACTTGATGTTTTTTCGTTGTAAATCAACAACTTAAGGTCTAACATTTTGTATTTTAGTGCGTATGGAAAGCGTGCGATTTTGTATTGATTGCGATAAGCTATTGAAAAATAACAGTTTTTAATGTTATAGTTTGTTAGTGTTGCTTTTATGTATGATTGGTGGTAGTGTGTAGCGTAACGAATGGAGGATTTAAAGATGGGCGAACTGAAAGAAGCACTTCAAGAGCTTAACGTATTGATTGGCGATGATATAGAGTCGCAATTGAGCGAGAAAGAAGAGCCAGCATGCAGCCTTTGTGATGAAACTGAACACCAGTTATTAATTGAGCACAAAGGAATATATATTTGCGATGAATGCGTTAAATTATCATTCGGTATTATTAATGATCATGAGATGGGGTTTTAGAATGAAATACATTATATTAATAGGCCTAGACAGGCTAAGCGAACACGCTGCATTTAAAAATAATAGAGGAAAAGTTTTATATTATTCAGACTTCCATAAAGCGGCAGAAATGTCATTTTATTTAAATAGTATAAACGGTTCACTATATTCATCGGTTATCCCCGATCGTTTATTCTACGATATGGAAAAACAAGAACTGTAGTATTAAATAAAACGGAGATTATTAAATGTGGTTAATACTACATAAGTTTTTTAACTGGGATTATATAGAGTATAAAGGAATATTATTTAAAACAAAAATTAGAGTTATAAGTACGTCTAATGGTTCGATAACAATTAATAAATCATTTATTGGTAATGGTTACGATATTATAAAGTTTTTGGCGATTAATAATTGTTGTCCAAGGTTAACTCCTTTAACATTCAATAATAAAAAAGAGTTGTATATTTTAAGTATAAAAATTGCACAAAAATATATAGAAATAAATATAAGGTGAAAAAATGATTAAACGAACGTATTTTATTAAAATGGAGCTTATGCCTGAATATTTAGGTGAAGAAGATGTATCAATTGTTACATGTCAAGTTGATCATTATTCATTACTTAGTGATCCATCATGCGCACAAGAAAATGCTGAGTGTTTAGTATGCGAAGAATACAGGCTGAAGCGTCATAAATACTACACATCAGCATTCAACCGACTTTAACTATTGCAACCTGTCGCGTATAGTGGTAAGGTTGGTTTTTTATGGAGGAAATATTATGAAATTCAAAACAGAAATAGAAGTTACACCGGAAGAGATTAAAAAACTAATTGGCACGCCTGAGTACAATTGGCTGAATGAAGCTGTGGAGTGGACCAAAAAACACAACCCGTTTTTTGTTGATGTGCTTGGTGATAACGGTGATCCTGATGAAAAATAACGATCCGTTCTTGCCTAATGACGTTGCACGGTGCAAAGGCATAGTTTCAGATGGCGAGTTGTTCGAGGACTGCGAAAACTGTCTACGTCGCCTTGCGCCGGCTACAGTAAATGTATTTTATATCGAACCACCGGTAATTATTGCGTTTTGGTGCGAGTATTTGATTGAGGATAAGGAATGATTGAGTTTTTCATTGGCGCTGTTGTTGGTGCTTTGGTTACAATGGTAATTGTGTCATATTTAACACTACCTGTGATAGAAAATCTTAGGGAGTGTGTCGATATACTTAATATGGAAAAAAATAAATACAAACGAATGCTCGATGGAGAACAGGAATGAGCCTACAACTACACACAGAAAATACGGTTATCGTGTTTTACGTTATAACCGAAGAAGGGAACCGGAAAGCGGCTGAAGTCGATCTGTCGATGAGAGACCATGAGCGCGGAATTGTTGGATTTAATGTTACGAATAACAACGGATCTACTAGCGTTGTAGCTTATCACAACCAAGAGTTTATTATTCCAGTTCAGCACGAATGCGAGTACTATGAGGCCCGTTGTCGTGCGTATTTAAACGATAAAGACGGCCGCATATGGTTATCTATTGACGCAGATAAAAAGCGCGTGTATATTGGGCGGTATAGGAAAAATGTGTAAGTATTGTTAGTAGCATACTGAATAACTAAAACAGGAATTTGAAAATGGATAAATTAGGATCTACTGAATTATTGATATCAATTTCGATAGTTGGTATTGTAATTTACATGTTAAGCGTAGGTCTCGGTGTTGACTACGGATTTAAATACGAAGAAAAAGTCAAACAAACAGTTTGCGAAATGGTTAAAAAAGAATATCTAAAGGATCCGTGCAATGACTAGATAAGAAAAAGAGCAAGAAATAGAGCGCTTAATTTACAGCCTTTATAATGAAGATGGAGTGATTGTGAACAGACTAAACGTAGAATGGCTGAGTGCAATATCAATATGTGGAAATCGCCGTATTTTAGGTATTGATTATGATTCGTTCGTGTACAGCAAACCTAATGCACTGCCCACACAAAACCCATAAATACAAACTGGTATCAGTTGCGTTTGATATTAAACGTAAACACTACCAGAGTTTTGTATTAAAACGGTGCTGTGCTGAGTGTGGGTGTGTGGTTGAGTAACGACACATAAACAACATGTTATAATACCCGTTATTAATTATTTTAACGGGTTTTAACGTGTCAGATATTAGCAATATATCGCCGTATTTCACGGATCAGCATTCAGACAATAGAGTTATTCGAGATCTATTGAAAGGTCTAAAAGGCGTTCGTGGCTGTGGTGCTGTTCATACTACCGGACGCGTTTTCTCTCCATACCTGCCTAAATTCAAAAACGAGCCTGACGAGATTTACAATCTTAGGGTTCAGCGCAGCTATCTAACAAACTACTTTCTTCGCACAATTCAGAGCGACTCAGGCAAGATCATGGCATCGCCTGTCGCTGTAGATGGCGTGCCTAAATCTTATGATGCAGTGCTTGAAGATGTCGATCTTGAGGGTATGCCGATTGGCGTATTCACTGCAAGCCAATTGCAGCAAGGACAGGCTAAAGGCGTAGCGCTCGCTTATGTTGATCACATAAAAGAAGAAAATCGGTCGTTTGTGCATGAAATAGATATCGATGATGTGTTATTGTTCAAGACAAGCGGTCGCACTGGCAGATTAAGTTATCTTCGCTGGAAGGGTTCGGTTATCACTGACTCAGACGACGAATCTATACAGATTGATAACTCGAATGTTGAGTTCGAAATAACTCCAACTGAATGGAGAATATATTCTGAGGATGATCTTGATGTTCCTATGGACTCAGGCGAGATTATAAGATTCAGGAACGGAACAACTAGAATTATTGACGAAATCCCTGTGTCTGTTTACTACACAAACAAGAAAGGAGTTTTACTCGCTGACTCTCCGTATCGTGCACTTGCTGAGCTAACTATTGAGCACTTCCAAGTGTCAAGCGATATTAAAAACATGCTGTTCTATGCGCTTCAGCCTGTATTGTTCGGTAAGGGTATGCCAGATGGGATGGAGATGTCTGCTTTAGCGTCATACATCGCGATTATGATTGGCGAAGGCGCGGCTGATTCGTCTAAGACTGATTTAAAATGGGTGCAGGTTGACGCTGGCCCAATCGAGCAAGCGCGTGAACAAATAGCAGATATTGAGAGCCGTATTTCTGCGTTCGGTATTGATGCTAACGGTATTCGCCCTAGCGGTAACCAGACAGCAACTGCAAAAGCGATAGATTCAGCAGGTAGTAACGCTGCGCTGTCGATGTTCGCAAACGGGTTGCAAGAGCATATCGAGCGTATTATTAACATCATGTCAACGTATACGCTTGAAGAGCTTAATCCATCGGTTACTATTACGCCTGATTTTAATCTATCTGATAACTCAGAGAAGTCTAAAGACGCAATGGAAGCGTACAAAATCAGATTGATTAGCGGGAAAGCTGCAACCGATGTTATGAAACAGAATAACTCATTGCCTGAAAGTTACGATTATGACGATGACAGGGAGCTTGTCAACAACGACATGGCTTCGGATGCGCTAATTTAACATGTGATATAATATCACCATATCGTTGCAGTAGCAACAAAATACAACTAAAACCAGTAGGTTAATTAAAAATGTCAGACGGTACAGTAGAACCGAATATTGCAGAAATTGAAGCTCAAGTGCGCGCTAAGTTAGCAAGTGAGTTTGAAGCTGAGAAAGAAAAGATTGTTAGTAATCGAGATCAGATTCTAGCCGAGAAGAAAGAACTTGAGTCTAAGTTCAAAGGTTTGGATGCAGATAAAATTGACTCGTATCATAACTATCTAAAAGAATTAGAGAATAACGAAGAAATGCGACTGATTTCCGAGGGCAAACATGATGAGGTCATTCAACGTCGAATGGCAGGTCGTGAGAAGGCTTGGAATGAAACGCAGACGGAATACGAAGAACGGTTGAAGGCTTCGCAATCTCAAGCAGAAGAGCTATCAAGCAAGCTTGAAGAGTTGCACAATAAAAACTTAGGAATGCAGAAACGGCAGTACTTGAAAGAGTTGGTTTCTGGTGACGAAAGTTTTAAATCTGAGCATTTCAATCACTTCTACGATCTTTATTCTCGAAAAGCTGACATTGAGGAAGATACTGGTAAAGTTTTCGCGTTAGGCGATGATGGTAAGCGTATCGTTGACACAGACGGTAATTTTATCGAGTTTAAAGAGTTCTACGCGAAACAGAAAGTTTCTGATGGCTTGTTTTGGTCAGGCGGCACTGGTAGCGGATACCGCGCAGGATCAGGCGACGGCGGTTTATCAAACGATATCGCAAAAATGACACCGTCAGAACGTGCAAATTTACGCAAAGAATTAGGCGATGAAAAATATGTCCAACTTCTTCGCAAGAAGTAATCTAGCCAGCCCTAGTGGGGTTGGCAATAACGCGCTAATTGCGCATTTGTCAATCCCAACCAAAAAGGTGAATTAAATGGGTGTTTTAGATCCTATCTACAATGAACAGTTTCAAACTGAATTGCTAGAGCAGATTGTACAAAAGATCGACGTTATTAATGGTATGTCTAACAACACTATCATTATGAACTCTGAAGACTTTATGGGCGACTATAAACAGTCTACGTTCTTCGGTCGAATTTCAAACCTTATCGAGCGGCGAGACATTACGTCAGACGCTAGTGATACCGATAAGCGCATGAATAAGAAAGAAAACGTAGAAGTTGTAATCGACTTCAAAACTAAAGTTTTCGAGACTTATGAGAACTTCCGACGCGCTGGCCAGAGTATAGAGACGTTTACGTCTGTTGTTGCTGAACAGTGGGTACAAGAGTTCGTTAAACGTCATTTGAACTTGGGCGTTTCTGCTGCGGTTCAGGCCGCTGTAACTAACTCTGCTATGTACGATGCTACCTTGAATACGTCTACAGCAAACTACAAAGCTTTGCTTAAAGGTCAAGAGTTGTTTGGAGACAATTATGACGAGGTTGCTGCATATGTTATGAACACTAATGCATTCTTCGATCTTCGTCGTGATACTATCGACAACTACAAGATCGAGAACGTAGGCGGTGCCCAGATCGTAACGGGTGTTACTGAAACGATGGGTAAACCAATTATCGTATCTAACATTCCTGCGCTAAGCTACGACTCTGGTTCTAGTGACTTCAAGAACCGCATTGTATCGCTTCGTCAGGGTGCTATCAACTTAACCGAGCGTTCTGGTCGTATTACTCGTGTAGACGAAGTAACCGACCTAGAAAACCTTGGCGTTCGTTGGGCTACTGAGGGATCTGTTCGAATGGGTATTCTTGGATACGCTTGGGATATTTCTAACGGCGGTCGGTCTCCATCTGATGCGGCTGTGGCAACTGGTACTAACTGGGATAAAGTTGTTGACAACTCCCTAACTGGTATCTCTGTTGTTGAAGTTGAACAGGCTTAATTTTAACGATTAATTACAAGGGGCTTCGGCCCCTTTTTTGTAGGTGATTTATGAAAATTGTATATTTCTTGAAGAATGGCGTTGCTGATCCAAAAGACCTAGAGTATCGAGGCGTATTAAAAAAAGAAGGTCATACGGTAACATTCTCTAATGGTTCAGTTACGTATGGATTTGAAGATAAGTGTGACGCCGTTGTAATGAATGCTGAATTTGAACATGTTAGGTTATGGGCAGAGTGGAAATGTATTGAAATCATCGAATCAAAACCTGAACCTGAACCTGAACCAACAGAAAAGCCAAAACAAACACGGCGCACGCGCAAAACATCCGATAAATAATACAACTCTCGCGCATGGTATAATATAGAAATATTACATCTTGCGCGAGATATTAAAATGGCTAGAACTTATGTTATACGTGGTGAGGATGGCGACACCCTTACTTTAGAAGGAATTGACGTTTCATTTCCTAGAATTACAGTTGCACTGAGTTATTTTGATGATGTTGAGCTTACAACCCCATCAGCCTCGCCTGTTGGCACATTCGCCGTAGAGGGTATTACCAACGGCGGTCAAACTTACGCCACATTTGCAAACTCTCCGATTGACGCTGAGGTAGACGGTTCTTTCGCTTCCGCTGCATCGCCAATCCAAACGATTCGAGTTACTCCAACGGGTGCAAGTGGTCACTCGTACTACCAAGTAACCGTAACTTGTAACGAGTCTTGATATGCCAGTCTTCGAACCAGCTTTTGACATAGAGTATGATATTGGATCTTACCCTCCTGCGTTCGAGGACGAGCAATATCATCCTATTCCTGATAGTCAATATACAGCATTAGATTTTGCTGAAGCTGCCACAAAAATATTAAACAGAAACTCCCCAGACTCTAGAGCGTCAGTAGTTGACGGCACTGGCGACATAACAGTAACTGTATACAACACGGACAGCACGATAAACGGAACATCACTATCTGGCGGCGGCGTAGTTGATGAGAAAGACGTGCCTTTTGGTTACTCGTGCCCTATTCGAGGTAGCTGGATACTGACAGAGCCGCAAGATCCAATCGACCCAGATCCAAGCCTGAATTTTGCTAACGGCATGTCTAATTTGTTCGTGTTTGAGGGGCAAGTTTTTGAGTTTAAAGGCGGTACACTTGGGGCTGGTTCGTTCGCTATTAGATGGTCGGAGGATGACGGAATTACATGGAAGCAAATCTATCAAGCTGCTAGTGACGACCAGAATTGGTATCAATTCGATTTCGGTAGCGTTGTTACTCGAATAGTTGAGGTTATCGGGTGTGACCAAACGCTGGCGCTAAACGGTTACAATTTCGACACGGGAGCTACGCCACCTATGGCGTATGAAGACGCAACGCTGCCGATGGTTACAATGTTCGGAGATAGTTATGTATTCGGACAAAACGCAGATGCACCAGACAATCTGTCTGACGGTTCAAACCCAAACGATCAAAACGCACTGAACGGACAGACTAGGAAATTAGGCGAGTATCTAGGATGCTTGCAGGTTAGAAACCACGGGCTACGCGGGAATAGATTCTCAGGTGGTCAGGCAAACAGATCTAAATATGCAGATAGACTGAGCGGCGGTGTGTATCCTACTGTTGCTGAAGCGCTAGTAGATATTGATTCAGGTACAATGGAACGTGATTTATTTATAATCCCATCTACCGTGAATGACGACGGACTTAGTTATGATGGAGAAAGACGTACAGCATGTGCAGAGGCGTTTTCACGACTCAGAGAGCTACAGCCTAACTGTATGATTATGTTCCCAGTGGGAGCGCGAGCCCCGCAATGGTTAGAGCGTGACGAGTGGCTAGATGACTACAAAAACGGATTCATGGATACGTTTGGAGCAACTGAATATGATTGGATAGAAAACGGTGCGTATTTGCTTGATGGGTCACGTAGAGACGGAGCAAGCTGGACTCCCGCAGGAGCGGAGGGTTCTTTAGATACGTTCGGTGGCGCTGCATACGACCCAGGGCACCCAACAGAGATAGGGCACGATTTATTAGCTCAAAAGTATTCTGAAGGC